AAAATGATCCCCGTAAAGGCCGTGGGCGCCATGGCGACACGAACTACAACCCTAACTACGATCTTGTACCCACCCAGAAAGAACGTGGTGCGATGCAACAAGAAGTAGAGGATGCCAAGCTTCGCAAGCTGGACCAGCGTCCTAATCTTGGCAAGATGTTTAAGAAAGGTGGTTACGTAACCGCCGCTGATGGTTGCGCTAAGCGTGGCAAGACTAAAGGCACGATGGTCGTGATGAAGTAATTCCGCCAGCTGGCGGTATTTGCTACTAAAGTAGGGGGTAGTATGAAGAAGCGCAGGCGTTTCCAAGAAGGTGGGGACATTCCTGATATAGATCGGGAGCCTCTAAGGGATAGCAGCGGTGAGATTGTTAGGGATAGTAGTGGTGAAGCTATTATGTCTGGCAGCACCCCTAGGAAGCCCCTGCGCCAAGTTATGTCTGAGATGGATGATCGGCAGGGTATAGACTTAAGCAATATACGCAAGGCAGAATCCACGCCGGTACGAACTTCTCGTATTGAATCAATGGGCGATACAGATCTTGCCGAGCCTGGTACAGCTGGTTTTTCACGCACGCCTTTGAAAGCATCGGCACAAAAAGTGCAAACAAAACCACCTCCCAAGGTAGAGTTTAGAACCCAGACTAAGGCAGAAGTCCAAGCTCCACCCAAGAAGGATGTCAAAGCCGAGATTGAGAGACTCAAGGCGTATGACAAACCTATTGAGCGTGTCACACCAGAGATGAATTTGATTGGCGGGCCTTTGCTCAAAGGTCTTAAAGCAGCTGGCGCAGGTTTGGCTGCCAAGCTTGCACCGCAAGCAACCAAGGCTCGCGTTGAGCCTTCTATCCCCCAAGAAGCAGTAAAAGCGCTTGCGATGGCGCCCAAGCGTGGTGGTGAATTAGCTACCCGCGGCGGAGAGCTAGCCACCAAGTCGACAAAAGGTGAGCTTGTTACGAAAGGTAGTGGCTTAGTAAAGCGTCGTGAATCCATGGCGCAGTTAGAATCACCTCGCAGGCGCTTGCCCTTTGAGAAGGACATGGGTAAAGCAAGGATTGAGACTCAAGCAAATAAGCGCAGACAACTTGGTGGTTCTAGCCGTAATGAAGATGTGATTGAGATGGGCATGAAACGCGGCGGCAAGGTTGGTTCAGCGTCTAGCCGTGGCGACGGTATTGCAAAGCGAGGCAAGACCCGCGGAAGGTATATCTGATGGACAAGATTAAACGTGTCATGAAAGAGTTCAAGGAAGGTAAACTGAAGTCTTCCTCGGGCCAGAAAGTTACTAATCCCAAGCAAGCCATAGCAATTGGCATATCGGAGCAAAAAGCGATGGAAAAGAAACCTGCAAAGAAGATGGCCTCGGGCGGATATATGCACGGCGGCAAAGTACATGCTACTAAGATGGGATCGGTTAAAACCGCTGCCCCTAGCAAAGATGGCGTTGCTGTAAAAGGTAAGACTAAAGGCACAATGGTCAAAATGGCTAAGGGCGGCCGTTCCTGCTAAGGTGATTTGTGGCCTTTAATCAGGATGTCTACAACTTTGTTGTAGCAAACCTTAATAGTCCGTCCACCATTCTTGCTGCAATGCAGCAGTTTGGTGTGGACGTCAATCAGTTATCTGATGCGATAGGGATGCCTGTCTCTCAGATAACAAGCTACTTTCAAAACGCTGGCATAGTTGCTCCAGGGATGCAGTCTCCCCAGCCCGAGCCGCAACCTGAACCTCAGCCAGAGCCCGAGCCGCAACCACCGCCTCCGCCACCTGAGCCGACCTATTACCCTGCTGATGACGGCAGGATGTTTACGTCTTCTTATGAAAGGGACGTTTACAACAATCAATTAAGAGAAGCTGCCGCCCAGAGGCAAAGAGAGGCTGAAGCTCAAAGGCAAAGAGAGGCTGACGCTCAATCCAAGGCTGATGCTGCGGCTAGTATTTGGGAAAGAGAAACTGGTCAGGCAGCTTCAAGCGAGCAAAGGAATGCTGCATATCAAACGTTCCTACAGAATCCAAGCTTAACGGCGGATCAGGGTATTAAGCCTTGGATTGATAAGTACAAGGCAGATCTACAAGCCCAGAAAGAAGCTGAGGAAAAACAAGCTCAGGCGCTGAACGATGCGGTAACCCGTGCCATACAAAACGGCATGACGGTTGAAGAGATCAAGTCAATAGCCAGTGAATTAAACATTCCAGAGTCGCAAGTTAATACTGCACTTGAAGCATCAGTGGGCTCAAAAGAAGCGGCCCAGATTGTTAAGGATGTGTCTGGACTGGTTGATAACAACCAGATAAGCATAGAAAAGGTTGTTAAGTACGCAGACGAAAACAAGCTGCCGTATGCAACCGTGGCTAACGCTCTGACAAAAGTCATACCAGGTGTAACGACCGACTCGCTTGTATACGAAAAAGACAGGCAGCAGATCTCATCGATTGCGAAAGACGGCAAGGTCGATCTTGGTAGTGCTATAGCGCTGGCCATTAAGCAATCAATTGAACCAAACAATCTTGCAAAGTTCTTCAGCACTGATAGCACCGGTTTGGTAGCGCTTGCAGAAAAGAACCTTGGGTCAGTAGCCAACGCGCTTAGAACATCAGGTATAGACCCGGGCCTGGGGATGTCTGATCTTTTAGGGTTAGATAAAACCAAGACAGTCGCGGCGCTTAAGGACTTTGACTTAACGGCAGGTCTTAATAAGCTTGCGGTCACTACGGACGGTAAATCAACCATCCCGATGGACAAGGCGTTTGAATACGCCAAGGCCAACAATATTTCAGATGCAGATCTTGGCAGGTACTTAAATATCACCCAAGATGCGATCACCAAGTCTAGGGATCAAATTGATACCAAAGGCAAACTTGATGCGCTTCAGGCGACCGATAACACACTAACGTTAAATGAAGTCTTGGGTCTTGCTGCTAGCAAGAACATGACGCCAGAAGATTTTGCCAAAGCCTATCTTGGCGGCGCACAGACAACGATTGACTCTCTCAATAAAGAGGCGTCATTCACGCCGCAAGAAAGGACGTGGCGGGAGGCGTATACGTTACTTAAAACGCCTCCAACGATTGATCAGATCCTTACTTTCCAAGACACAGAGAAGTTATCGGATGCTGACTTCGAAAGGATATTTGGAGACATCTCGAAGCTAACAGAATCAGATCTTGATAAGGCTAAAGTAGACCAACAAATATCGGCGCTAAAAGAAAGCGGTGGCAAGTTAACGTCAAACGAATTGCTTGGCTTGATTGGCCAGAAGCAAATGACGATCGATGACTTTGTGAAAACCTATCTTGGTGACAACAAAGACACCTTGGCTCAGCTCAAAGCAGAATCTGCTTACTCACCGCAAGAGCGCACATGGCGTGAAACGATGCCATTTGATGTGAAAGACTTTGGCAAGATTACTGATTTCCAGACGGCAAACAAGCTATCCGATGCGGATATGGAGCGCGTGTTTGGCATACCGACAAAAGACCTCGACACTTACCGTGTAACCACGGAAATGAACAAGTATGCCGGCGAAGATAAGCAGCTAAGCTACGCAGAGCTTGCCCAGTTTGCCAAAGATAACAACATGGATTTATCCAAGTTGGCTAGCTATCTTGGAACAGATGAAACCCGGCCGGACATTCTCAAGAATCTCCAAGCTTATGTAGCAGATGCCCAGATGACTCCGAAAGAGCGGTTAACCAACCAGCTCACAGAGATTACCGGTGGCGGAACGAAGAACGGCGTATGGGATAAAAACAGCGGCTGGACCCATCACCTAGATAAGATGGTTAATTACCTAGAAGGTTATGGCATCAAAGACCTTAACCAAATCGGTACGCGAATCGAGACAAGGAATTTGCCTGCAACTGGTGACGTTGTGGGCGGCGACTTCAGAGAGGCCGAGGGCGAGAAAGCAACGAATTATGTGGTGTACTTTGATAAAGCCACGGGCAAAGAGTTGCAAGCTGTACCACAGTCACAGAATGGCGGCATGTGGCGATTCGGATCTGAGGGAGAGGGATCTGGCAGTACGGGATACTTCCTTGGTCAGACGCCTGGTGGCGGAGCCGGTATAGCTAGCAACTGGGAAGAGAAGTACGGCGCCAAGGAATACGCATTACCTCTTGCGGTTATTTCAGCAATCGCTGCGCCTTACTTGCTGCCCGAGCTTATTGGTGGCGCGGTGGGCGGCATAGAACTTGCCGGCCTTGGCGGAGGTATGACAGCCGGAACCGGTTTAACCGGCATGTTAATGACAACAGGCATGTCAGCGCCCGTGGCCACAGCAACTGCAACAGCGATTGTGCGTGGCACCTATCAAGGATTGGTATCTGAAGCAGCTGGAGGTGATTTCAGCAAAGGCTTTATTGCTGGTGGTGTAGCACCGGTCATTAGCAACATGGCGACTCAAGAAGCCTACAAGATGCTATCGAATCTTGAGGGTGTTGACTTAACGCATGAGCAGGCAGTAGTTGCGGCAAGAGCTATTGGCAGCTCACTCAATCAGTTGATGGTTAATGGCGACATTGATCTGACAAAAACGCTCACAACATCCATAACGCCATTGGTAGTCGATAAGCTTGTTGAGGCTAGCGGCAAGACACTAACCGCGGCGCAGGCAAAACTTATCGTACAGACTGCATTTACAGGTGGCCAGAACATCACGGCCATGGCAACCAATCCCTTGGCGGTTCTGAACTTTGTACAAAACAACGCCAAGCTTATTGATGAGATTGCTTCAGGTGTATCACCTGGTGCAACATCAACCCAGCTAAATACGACTGGCCTTAATGAAATCCAGAAGACGGCGATTGAAACAACTTCTGGCGGTTCAACGGATCAGGTTGTAGTAACCGCAGGTCAAGATACTACTCTGTCGGCAACCGGGCAGGACACATTAACCGGTAGTACAGGAACGGTTGGTTCACCATCGGTAACGGTCACGGGTGCGGCTGGCGCCCCAACTGTTGGTGGTGCTCTTACACAAGATGTGATTACTGCACAACCGCCACCAGTAACTACGGTTGCCGATCCTTCAGTAACGGTTACAGGAGTAAAACCTTCTGAAGATACAGCATTAAATGTGGATGTCGCAGAACCAGTAGTACCGGTATCTGGCGGAACGGGCTCGGCCCCGGTTGTTGTTACGGGTACAAAAGACTCTGTAGTATCTGGTTTATCAGACACCGACGTTATTACGCTGGACACGCCGTCTGGCGGTGGGGGTGCAGACACCATTCCAGGAGGTTCGGTAAACGCGGGAACTGTAACGGTTACTGCACCGAAAGAGCCTATAACGGCAGACCCTCTGGACTTGCCTCCGGTTTTGCCGCCGTCAACAACAACTTCGACGACAACAACCACGGGCGGAGGCGCTACCACAACCAATCCTCCAATTACGGTTCCGCCAATTATTGTTGCGCCAGGAACTGATATTCCCGTAACGCAGCCAGCCAATACATCAACAGTTGCGAATGGGATTAATTACGAATATCCAAACGTACCGGCCCCAGAACTTCCCACATACTATGGAATGCCGTATCCTAATTACCTGCGACCCATGCAGCCTTATTTGCCCATGGGCCTTGCCTCTCTGATGGAGAATATCTATGCTCAAGAGCCGGGGTATGGGGTGTATCAACCCCTCGAAAATGCCGGGTCCCAAATTAAAATCCCGACGTGATGATACTGATTTCATTCAGTACGCAGAGGGAGGCAAGGTTGGGCTTTATGCAAACATCAACGCTAAGCGCAAGCGTATTGCAGCCGGGTCAGGTGAGAAGATGAGAAAACCTGGCGCCAAGGGTGCTCCTACAGCAGAAGCTTTTCGCAAGTCTGCTTTGACGGCTAAGAGGTAATCATGGCATTCACGACCGGGACGACCAATTTCGACCCCAACTTGAATGAGCTTGTGGAAGAAGCCTATGAGCGGTGCGGCCGGGAGTTGCGATCAGGCTATGATTTACGCACGGCCCGTCGATCACTAAACCTTTTGTTAACCGAGTGGGCGAACCGCGGCATCAATTTGTGGACCATGGAGCAAGGGGCTATCCAGCTCTATGCTAACCAGATAACCTATCCGCTACCAATCAACACAGTTGATCTGGTTGAGACGATCATTCGTACGGGTGAGAGCCAGAACCAGACCGATATAAACATCAGTCGAATCTCGGTTAGTACTTATTCGACCATACCAAATAAGCTTGCCACGGGGCGGCCGATTCAAATTTACATTGACAGACAGGGCGGTCAAACGTATGTCTTTACTGGGACACTTGCGGCAAACATCTCATCCTCTGCTACGTCAATACCGATGTCTAGCCTCGCAGGGATACCATATGCAGGATATGCAAACATTGGAGCGGAGACGGTTTATTACTACGGAACTTCAACTCAAGCCGAGAATGTGGCAACGGGTGCTTCAGCTTATGCAACGCTAGATAACGTAGTGCGCGGCCAGAACAACACCACGGCTGCATCTCACACATCTGGGGCCACAGTAAGCAACACCAAATTCCCTAACGTCACGGTATGGCCAGCGCCAGACCAAGGATCCATTGCAACACCTTATTACACGCTTGTTTACTGGCGCATGAGAAGGCTGCAAGACGCAGGGAATGGTGTGAATGTGGAAGACATTCCATTTAGATTCCAAGAGGCATTGATTGCCGGATTGGCTTACAAGCTATCCATGAAAGTGGAGGGTGGCTTGGAGCGCATGGGGATGCTGAAAGCGCAGTATGACGAGGCATGGCAGCTAGCGGCCGACGAGGATCGGGAGAAGGCGCCGATCAGGTTTGTCCCAAGGCAGTCATTCTTAGGTACGGGCGGGTTCTAAATGCCCAATCAGTTTGCCAGTGGTAAGTGGGCAATATCGCAGTGTGATCGCTGCGGGTTCCGCTATAAGCTAAAACAGCTAAAACCGCTGACAATTAAGACAAAAAATGTCAATATACTGGTATGTCCGACTTGCTGGGAACCTGATCAGCCGCAGTTGCAGCTAGGCATGTTTCCCGTGAACGATCCGCAGGCCGTACGGAATCCACGTCCCGATTCCAATTCGTATTACCAGTCAGGCTACAACGGGATGCAGACGAACAACACGGTAGGAACTAACCCGCTATATACGGGAGTTCCTCTTGAAGGAAGCCGAACTATTGAATGGGGCTTCAATCCGGTTGGCGGTGCAAGATCATACGATTACGGCATGACTCCCAATCACCTTGTGGGTCAAGCATTGTTGAACAGTGTCACAGCATCTTAGGAGCCGACATGAAAGACGACATCAAGCAGGACAAAAAGACCGCGGCTGCTGCGGTACACAAGCACGAGAAAGCCATGCACCCAGGAAAGCCTTTGACAAAAATGCGCAAGGGCGGACCAACATCAGAGATGATGAAGAAGATGGGTCGCAATCTCGCACGCGCACGCAACCAGGGGTAATCCATGGCTAAGTATTCAATGAAGCAAGGTGGCAAAGAAGTCGGTCCGGCATCTGTTTACGCAGAGCCGCATACGATGACTGGCGCCAAGGTTGTGGCATCGCCCAGCCCGGGCAAGGAAATGCCATACAACATGGTTAAGGACTGGCAGCCTACTCATGGTGTGGCTATGAATCCCAATAGCCAAGTTAAGACTTCTGGCATTAAAATGCGTGGAGCCGGTGCGGCCACTAAAGGTACGATGTGCCGAGGGCCAATGGCTTAAGGAGCCATCATGAATTGGGGCGAGCTTAAGACTGCGATTCAAGATTTTTGCGAAACGACGTTTGAGACGGCAACGCTTCAGACGTTTGCGCAGCAAGCTGAGCAGCGGATCTTTAACACTGTACAGTTTCCATCGCTACGGAAAAACGTGACGGCGGCCTGTGTAGCAAGTAATCGATACTTGCAGGCACCGGATGACTTTCTTGCGCCCTATTCATTTGCAGTGATTGATACGGACGGTTCCTATCATTACCTGCTTAACAAAGATGTGAACTTTATTCGGGAGTCTTTCCCGATTCCGACCGGAACGGGCAATACCGGCCGACCATACTGTTACGCATTGTTTGGGCCTGACTATCCAACGAATACCAAAGAGCTGGTATTTATACTTGGTCCTACGCCAGATCTTACTTATTCAGTAGAGCTGCACTATTTCTACTACCCAACGTCCATTGGCGCCGGGGATGTTAGCGCTACGACCACATGGCTTGGCGATAACTTTGATACGGTGCTCTTGTACGGTTGTTTGATTGAGGCATACACCTTCTTGAAAGGTGAGCCGGACATGGTTAATCTGGTAAATAGCCGATACAAGGAAGCACTGATTCTTGCCAAGCGCCTTGGTGATGGCCTTGAGCGCCAGGATTCGTATAGGACTGGGCAGGTCCGAGATAAGGTGGTCTGATGGCAATTATTCAAACCCTGACGACAAGTTTCAAGGTTGAGCTAGCTCAGGGACTGCACAACTTTACAGCGGGGACGGGCGATGTCTTTAAGTTGGCCTTATATACCGCCAATGCGGATCTTGGTGCCTCAACGACTGCTTACACAGCATCGGGTGAATGCAGTGGAACCAATTACACGGCCGGAGGAATTGCCCTCACAAACATTACGCCAACCTTTCAAGGAACTACTGCGTACTGGACTTTTGATACGGCAACATTTACAAACGTCACGCTAACAACGAATGGGGCGTTAATTTATAACTCAACTAATGGCGATCGATCTGTTGCTGTATTAAACTTTGGCGTTAATATCACGAAGACAGCGCAAAATCTTGTGATTACGTTTCCAGCAGCAGATGCAACGAATGCCGTGTTAAGGATTGCTTGAGATGTGGACACCCATTACTCCCGGCGTGACAACTACATGGGCATCAATAGCCCCCGGTGTGACTACAACGTGGACACCGATTTCCACGTCTTCGTGAGGTAGCTATGGCTGTTAATTACACATCCTTATTAAAGCTTGCCAAACCGGTTAATGGTTCCGAAGATGGGACATGGGGTACGGTTGTCAACAACTCTCTTACCGACCCTGTTGATGTTGCAATTGGCGGGTCAGTAACGATTGACGTTACGTCGGCCAATGTCACGCTCACCAACGGTGATGGATCTGCGAGTAACCAGGCAAGGTATGCCGTACTGCTTGTAACCGGGACCCCTGGTGTAAGTAGAAATATTGTTGCTCCCGGCGGGTCAAACGGCAGAACTTGGTACGTCGTAAGAAACGGATCAGATGCAGAGATCGTATTCAAGGCTTCGGCAACAACGGGCGTATCCATCCCGGCTGGCACAGAAGCAATCGTTTACTGGAACGGTTCTGACTATGCGCCAGTAGGTGTTAACGGACCTTCTTCGGCAACGGATAACGCGGTTGCTAGGTTTGACGGAACGACGGGCAAGATTATCCAGAACTCTGCGGTAACCATCGCAGATACAACGGGTGATATTACTGGCGGTAAGTACAACAAAGTAACGATTACATCGCCAGCCACTGGTTCTACGCTGACGGTTGCAGATGGAAAGACGTTAACAGCTAGCAATACGGTTACGCTATCTGGTACGGACGGGTCAACTATGGCGTTTGGTGCCGGTGGTACGGTTGCCTATACGTCAGACAAGCTCTCAGCATTTGCATCAACGACCTCGGCAGAGTTGCGTGGTGTTATTTCTGATGAGACGGGCACGGGCTCTTTGGTCTTTGCGACAAGCCCGACCTTGGTCACGCCTAATCTTGGTACACCATCGGCGGCAACACTTACGAATGCCACGGGATTACCGCTTTCCACAGGTGTAACCGGAACGTTGCCAACCGCAAATGGCGGTACAGGGCTTAACACGATAGGGACTGCATTACAGGTCCTGCGCGTTAATTCTGGCGGCACAGCGCTTGAGTACGCAACAGCCGGAACCGGCGATGTTATTGGGCCAGGATCATCGACAGACAACCAGATTGTGTTATTCAACGGCACAACTGGTGCATCAATTAAGGCGGCTACCACTACAGGTGTATTGAAGGCAACCTCTGGTGTTATATCGGCAGCGGTAAGCGGCACTGATTACGCACCAGCGACAAGCGGTACAAGCATTCTTAAAGGTAACGGTGGCGGTGGTTTCAGTAATGCTGTAGCAGGTACCGACTATGTGCCTATCACTGGAACAGGTGCTACGGGTACGTGGAGCATCAGCATATCGGGTGCTGCGTCATCGGCCACGACGGCCACGACTGCAACAAATCTTGCAAGCGGCTCTGCTTATCGTATTCCGTACCAAACAGGTTCGAGCGCTACATCGTTTATTAGCGCACCAACGACGACTGATACGTACCTTAAGTGGGATGGCTCAACCTTTGCATGGGCTTCGGTAACGGCATCGACGCCCGCGTCTGCTACCTTCAACAACGGTGGTGGCGGGGATGCTTCAGGCACGACGTTTAATGGCTCTACGGCAAGGACCATTTCCTACAACACGATCGGAGCCCCAAGTGTTACGGGTGCAAATGCCAGTGGCACATGGAATATCTCGGTCACCGGTAGCGCATCGTCAGCTACGAACGTGGCAAGCGGCGCAGCGAACCAATTGCTTTATCAGTCAGGTGCTAGCACAACGACCTTTGTAACTGCGCCAACCACGGCAAGCACTTACCTTAAGTGGACTGGTTCGGCTTTTGCGTGGGATCAGCCTACAAGCGGCACGACATCAAATGCAGTGACATTCAATAACGGCGGTGTTGGTGCGGCGTCTGGCACAACATTTGACGGATCTGTAGCAAGGACTATTAGCTACAACACGGTGGGAGCGCCAAGTACAACTGGTGCAAACGCATCGGGCACATGGAGCATTTCGGTTAGTGGTAATGCTGCAACGGCATCGGCTATCTCAGGTGGCGCGGCAAATAAGATTCTGTATCAGTCAGGGTCTGGCGTTACTAATTTTGTCGATGCACCGGCTTCGTCCAATACATACCTCAAATGGACAGGAACAACCTTTACTTGGGATACAACAACCGGAACGGGAACTGTTACATCGGTAGCGGTATCGGGCGGCTCTACGGGCCTGACAACTTCTGGCGGCCCAATCACAACGAGTGGCACGATTACGATTGCTGGTACGCTGATTACAAGTAACGGCGGCACCGGGCTTTCGAGTTACTCAGCTGGTGACATGACGTACTACACCAGCGGTACGGCGTTTACCAGGCTTGGAATTGGCGCAAGCAATTCGATTATGACATCGAGTGGTGCAGCGCCACAGTGGACGTCCTCCTCAAGTGTCGCGGTAGGAACTGCTACAAACTTGGCTAGCGGTGCGGCAAATAGGATTGCTTACCAGTCTAGTGCAGGCAACACATCATTTATTTCCGCTCCAACAACGGCGTCGACGTTTTTGTCATGGAACGGCTCATCGTTTACGTGGGCTGCTGCGGCCGGAGCTGGTACTGTAACTTCTGTAGGGTTAACGATGCCCTCTGGGTTTACGGTAAGTAGTTCGCCGGTCACAAGCTCTGGAACAATAGCCGTATCTACGACATTAAGCGGTATCTTAAAAGGCACTGGGTCTGGGTTTACAAACGCCGCTGCTTCTGTAGATTACGCATCCCCAACATCGGGTATGTCAACGCAATTATTGGCGAACAACGGAAGTGGAGGTTTCAACAATGTAACGGTTGGCACTGGCCTTTCTTATAGCTCGGGAACGCTTAGCGCTACAGGCACGGCTGGAACGACAAACTTCCCTTTAACCATTAACAATTCCGGCTCTGGGGCTGCTTCAGGTACGACCTTTGATGGATCAGTAGCCAGGACAATTAGTTACAACACGGTTGGTGCTCCAAGTGTTTCTGGCACGAACGCAACAGGTACTTGGGGTATCAATATATCTGGGAATGCCGGATCGGCAGATACCGCTGATACATCGACAAACATTACGGGCGGCGGTTCAAACCGTATACCGTATCAGTCGAGTTCAGGTGTAACTACATTTGTAACAGCGCCAACAACTTCTAATACATACCTCAAATGGGATGGAAGCGCATTTACATGGGATGCGCCTTCTGGTTCTGGGTCTGTAACATCAGTAGCACAGACTTTTACTGGTGGTTTGATTTCTGTATCAGGCTCCCCTATCACATCGTCAGGGACGCTGGCGCTTACGGTGGCTGGTACAAGCGGTGGTATTCCATACTTCTCAAGTGGTACGACGTGGGCTAGTTCTGGGGCATTATCAGCCAACGCAATTGTTATTGGTGGCGGGGCTGGTTCTGCGCCATCCACGACAACGACGGCCGCAGGTATTCTGACCTGGATTGGCACACCTTCTTCGGCTAACTTAGCCGCGGCGATGACTGACGAGACGGGGTCTGGGTCACTTGTTTTTGGTACAAGCCCAAGCCTTACAACGCCCACGGTAACGACGGCTATCACGCTTAACGGTCAGGCACAGCTAAGGTTTGCTGATTCAGACTCAAGTAATTATGTGGGATTCCAAAGCCCAGCGACGGTAGCATCTAATCTTGTTTGGACATTACCTTCCACGGACGGATCTTCTGGTCAGGTTTTATCAACCAATGGTACGGGCACGCTATCTTGGGCAACGGCAAGTGGTGCGCCTGGTGGATCAAATACTCAGATCCAGTTTAATAATTCAGGTTCCTTGGGTGGTTCTGCAAACTTCACATGGGATGGTACAAATGTCCAACTTGGAGCGACAGGCGCATTACGCTTTGCAGATACGGATTCCAGCAACTATGTGGCGTTTAAAGCCCCCGGTACGATTACGTCCAATGTCACTTGGACCCTCCCGAACACGGACGGATCAAGCGGCCAGTTCCTTAGTACAAACGGAACAGGAACGCTGTCATGGGCAACCGGCGGTGGTGGCGGTGGCGCATCCACTATCTTAGAATCCAAGCAAACGATCTCAAGCAATTACACGATTTCATCTGGCTATAACGGCATGTCGGTTGCGCCGGTCACGGTTGCTACGGGTGTGGCGGTTACTGTGCCGGGGAATGCTAAATGGCTTATTGTCAATCAATCGCCGCCAGCAACGGTAGCGGCATCAGGCGGTATCATGGCCGCAATGATCTGGGGATAAATTATGGCTGCACCGAATTTAGTCGCACCAACAACCATCAACGGCAAGACCGTTACGGTTGACCTTTCAACTACTAGCGCAACATCAATACTTAGTAACGCAGCTTCTTCGGGCAAGGTTCTGAAAATAAATGCGTTATACGTGAGCAATGTGGATGGAACAAGCGCCGCAGATATAACGATTAATTATTATTCAGCAGCGGCTTTAGGCGGGACGGCAACGCAAATAGCATCAACTATTTCGGTTCCTGCTGATGCAACGCTGGTTATTATTGACAAAGACGCATACCTTTATTTAGAGGAAAATACATCATTAGGCGCTACGGCAGGGACGGCGAGCGATCTTAAGATTGTTTGCAGCTACGAAGATATTAGCTAGGAGTAACCATGCCAAGAGGTAACGGCGGGGTCATAGGCCCAGCAAATATTCCGACTCAGTCAGTAGCCAAAGGCGTGTGGTCGCTGCAAGAACAGTTCCTTGCAAAAAAGCAGGGTATATGGCCTTTGCCTCTCACAAGCGTTACTGTTGAGGCTTTAATTATTGCTGGCGGTGGCGGTGGTGGAGGTTATGG